TACCTTGAGCTTCTAGCTGGTTAAGAAGCTCTTCTCTTTCTTGGGCGAGGCGATTCCTTCTGCTGGAAAACTGATCGTATTCAGCTGTGTCTTCGTAGGTCTTTCTTGTTTCTGTAACCTCGTATCCCTGAGCCTCTAATGAGGCGGGCATGAGTGCCCCGACCATCATTTCCATGATTGCTTTTTCTTGTGTCGAAGGGGCTGCTATTTCAGTTTTATTTTCAGTTGAGCTTGAATATATACCCATAAATTATCCTTTCATTCGAACCCATCAACTCCACCAGAAACAAGTTTTTCTAAATAACTAGCCCTGGTTTTTATTGAGATCTCTCTTACAAAATCTTTCCCACCTGTAATCCAAGCAACAAGAAAACATATCTCATTGCAATAATCTCTGATAAACCAGGCACACATTTTTTGAACTTTATTTCCGCTTTCTCTCCACTCATTCGAGTCTTTCCAAGCATTCCATGCTATAAAGATCTGAGATGTCAGCGCTTGCTGGTTCTCACAAAAAAACTTATTTTTAAATATATCAAACGACAATAAAGAAAACAATTGGTCAAATTCATCTTTTGAGTGGTCTCTATCGCCATCCCAGGTGTCATCCCAAATCCTAAAAAGATCGCTGACAAAAATAAGAAAATCCAAAGCGTCTTTATCGCCATTGCAAAATTGAGCCAGTTCTTTTTTTTTGGATTCTTCTATTTCCTACTCCTATTGAATTTCTTAGATGTAACCCTTAGGTTCTTATACCCGTTTCCTTTTTTTACGCCTTTAATGTGGTCAACATCTTTTCCTTTAAGTTTGGACTTCCCCAATTTAAGCTCCATCTTTTTTCTAGCTTTTCTTCTTTTTGAGCGGTTTTTCTTTTGCTCACTGGTTCTATCGGCGTACTCTTTCTTGTAATCACGATCGTATGTATACACCTTACCGCGATACTTAACTTTTTTCACGCCTTTTCCCATTAAAATACCACCGTCCCCTCAAAGTAGGTTTGAATAGATTGGATGTTTACACCCCCAACGGAACTACTTATAGCCCAATAGTTTTCCCCGCCTGCATTCCCGGTGTCATCAAAATCTGCCTTAATCCAGCCCATGTAAGTCACATTGTAGGTCGCACCAATAGCTGAAGAAGTTAAAACTTTCCCAATTTCATTAACACTAGATTGTACAGTTTCAGCGTCCGCAACCGTCACAGTTTCTCTGCCGCCTTGAGCAGCAACCCCAAGGACAGCATCTGTTCCATTGTCAATTAAGAGGACCCATAAGATATAGTCAGTTAAGTCTCCAGATGTGTCGTGGCCCCAATGAGTTCCAAGTAGAGACACTTCTAAATTAGACGTCACCTCTCTTGAAACTAACTTTCCGGCTGATGATGTTTGGTTGAAAGTCACAATGCCTGCATTAGAAGATGATAGATTTGTCCCGTCAGCTCCAATTAACTTAACTTTTGTTCGATCTGATAAATCCAACCCTAAATTTCTAGTCCCAACTGAGTTAATTGTGGCTTCTAAAGTGCTGATCCTATCGATAACAGGAGTTGTTTGGGTCTTTGCACCTGCACCATTATAATTATAATTAACGCCACCAATATCTAGTCCAAGTTGAATTAGGTTGTTGTTTGTCCTAGATCCAAAAGCAGCTACTTTATTGGCAATCTCGTCCCAGTTATCTTCCTTGGTTACGGTGTTCCTGTTCCAGTTTTTATTAAATTTAATTGATTCAATCCCAGCCATACTATCTCCTTAGATTTTCTCAGCTTGAATGTTTAGGGGTTCATTTGTATTTGCTAAGACCTTTAATGTTGTAGCTGTCTGAGTCTCAATGTAGTATTGAATTTTAATGTTTTTCTCAGAAGCTGATAAAGAATCAAACTCGTGCATCAGAGTAGTTGGGATAACAAAAGTTGTGCCTGTAACTCCTGTAACCAAATGAACTGTTGCAATGTGATCTGATTGCTCAGTCCCATCTGTAAGTCCAAAGCGAACCTCAATTTCATTTGTTGCATTTGTAGATACACAAGATACCATAAACTGAGCCGTTACTTTAAAGTCTCCAGCTAAATACTCTGGAGTAAAAGAAATTTTGGCATTGGTTGCGTCCAAATCAGTCCAAGATCCAGTCGTTGATATGGTTATGTCTCCACCAGTATAAGTAGATACCCCGGTTTGCTTATCAAACAAGCTGTAAGTTGAAAATTGACCGAGGCCATCAGAATCAAAAGCATAGCCACTTGGAAAGCAATCTTTGCTTAGTTGAACAAGATTTTTTTTAACAGAATTGTTCAAATAAGTCTCGATTGAATCAAGAGTCTCTCTTATGTCGGTTAAAAAAGGCTGCTTCGAACTAGCCATGTTATCGGTATAATCTAAATCTGCAATAGTAGTCATTTAAATCTCCACTTTATTTGAGGTGTCTTCTTCGTAATCAAATTCGTAAACAATCCCGTAAATTTCGCAAGGCTGGTCTTTGTCATTTTTCGGAGGAATCTGGGTCACTCTAAATTTTACAGAATTGGCGTTTCCGTTTAATTTAAATGGCATAATCACCATATCTTCTCTCATCTTTCCAATGTTTTCACTGCCAATTAACCCACCTATTTCTTCATCAATTAAAGACCCGTAGCCCCCAGCTATTGTGTCTAACTCAGTCTCAAATTCTTCTTTCCCGTCAAGAGATGCCAAAATATTGACTTTAACACTTCTGTCTGTAGGCTTTGCCAAAACCCATCCTTGCGTGAAGTTAACAGAAGCCTTGGGAGATCCCATTGGAAATATCGGGCCTGTTTCAATTTCTATGTTAATCGCCTCGTCAACATTAAGATAAAATTGGTCATCTAATATGGCGATGCCTTTTTCTTCAACTGCAACAAAAGTTTTCTGCCTTCCGAAATCAATATAACTGCCTAAAGCCGGATACTCGCAAGATTCCCATTCAAAAAAATCTTTTGTAACTACATTGTAACCTAAAACCTTATCATTTACCATGGACATTGAAGATGGAAACGACAAAAGAAGAGTATTAGTAAGCTTGTCGTAAGTCATCTTCATGTGTTTGTAAGCTGACCAGTTTACGTTCTCTTGAAACCATTCATAAATTGGGAAAGTTACGGTAGCAGATTCCGCAGCTCCATATTTATCTGTTAAGGTTAAAGCGTGAATACCATCTGTCGCAACTGAATAGAGCTCATTTTGAGTGGCTACGATTGTACTATGGTTTACTCCGCCTGCTTCGCTGGTTATTTGGTCGATTCCATATCCAAATTGAGATTGAAATATCCTATAAACCGAAAGCCATTTATAAACGTACAAATCACCCCTAAAAACTGGTGATATGCCTGTTATTCCGACCGGATCTCCATCACCATCCATGACGCGCATGGAGAACCCGCCGCCATTCAATGTATAATCAAACACATTGTTGACAGCGGATGCCCACATACGGTGAGGGTCAGAGGGTCTTCCTGAGTAGAAAAGTCTTTGATTATGGTTTCTCGAAAAACCCGGAGGGGTTTTGATATGAGAATTTATAATAGGAAGGTCGCTTAAAAACCCACCAATACTATAATACAAAGGCCTTCTGTTCTCAAAGTGTATAACTAATATATTGGAGATTCTTTCAAACGTAACAACATCGCTATCACTAATGTCAGTTACCCTTTCTCCATTTTCTTTTTTTACCTCAACAAAGTAAGCATCTGGACCACCTGTGAACCGCTTTGATTCAACAATTCCTTTTCTTACCCGCACAACCTCTTCTTTTACAGATCCATTGGAAGAGGCAAAGAATTGAGTAACCGCCTGAACTCCGCTATCATTACCGATATACGGGATCCTTCTAGCCCCTGGTCTTTTCTTTAAAGACGGCCTTGTTCGTATTGCAATATTCTTTGCCACATACAAAGACTTTGGGTCTTGGGTCCCTGGGACAGAGGTTAAATCAAGCCCTTTCCCCATTGGAAATAAAGTTATTTGCCGTGTTCTTTTCATCTTTAGTAATCATCTTCAGTTAAGTCGGCGTAACTATGATCCGTTGAAGTGCTTCTTTTGTCGTACATCATTATTAACTCATCATCAGTGGTTTCAATATCACCTTCCATCTCAGCCTTGTCTTCACGGTATTTTCTTTCCCACTCTCTTTTTGTCTCAATATCTCTATCTTCAAGAAAATGATCAGATAAACCCCCCCAAACTAAGACCGATCTATTTATATATGGAATTATAGGCTCTTCTGAATCAGAAACCATAGCGCTTACAACTTTAGTATATCTTATTTTCGCTATTAAATCGGTGACCCTTACGCCTGGATAAACTATTAAATTCTGATTTCTAGGCCTGAATTTTGATGAGTCATCTTCCCAATAATCTTGGTCTATTAAAAATGTGGCCCAGGTTTTTTGTTTGTAATAAGATTGCCCCCACACCGTATACTTTGAAGGCTTTCCTTCTCTAAAAGGAGATTTTGTTCTATAGCGATTTAATTCAATGGGACCAGACGGCAAAGGTCTTCTTCTTTGGTCTATACCGTAAATCTGAAGCCATCTAATATCTTGGAAATCAGGGAACATTCCAAACTCATCTTTATAAATCGTATAGCTCGCTCCTGATAAAGCATCACTAACCCATTCTGAATCAATTACGATTGATGTTGAAGACGCAACCCTTGTAATAACTCTAGGGACCACATCGCTGCCCATCTTTATTTTACAGCCAAGATGATCAAACTCATTCCAAGAAGTGCCAACTCCAGTTATGGTGTATGACCCATTTGATATGGAAATTGTACCGGTAGTGTACTTTTTAGGCATTTTAAATGGAGTTGTTTTACCAGACCAGGTGTAGGGCTCTCCATAAGCAATTTTAAGATAAGTTGTGTTAATCTTCTCTTTTAAAGAGTCTCTGACAATTTGAGTGTCCTCTAGCTTTGCTCGACGAATAATGGCGTCTTGGACATCTTTAAAAGTTCTTATTTCTTTTGCACTACTCATTTTACCCCTTACAACGATTCGTAAACAATGCAAGCATCAGCTCTAGCGCTTCCTGATGCGGTCCATGTATCAGTTACATTACCTGTTCTATATAGATTTAAAGTTACGGAATTTGCTGTTGTTATGCACGCACCAACACTGCCGTTTGAACCGCCATTTACAATATTATTTGACTGGCCTCCATAAAGAGCTGCATTTGCTTTAATGGGTAAGCTGATAGTGCGGGAGGTTGCATTAGATGTTCCGCTACCTCCAGTAAAATACTGGAAATAAACAGCATTACCAATCATGCACCACCTACAGGTGGTTATAGTTGGGCTGGAACTATAGCCAGTGACTACTGGATTGTGAGACTGCCACAAGCCGTCAGGAACACCCAACCTAAGGGTCCCGACTGCACTTTGAACTGTCCATAAGTCTTCAGCAACTCCGCCAGTATCATCAAAATTGGCTTTAAAATAAGCAAAATTAACCATGGCCCAAGTTCCGGCTGTCAGAGCTGTATCGACTAAAATTTCTTCTGGCAAATTAATATCAGTTCCTGTTGCTGAAGTGACTGTGCTTGCAATGGTTTGCCTCCCACCTTGCAATGCAACTCCAAATCTTAAAGTTGCATTGTTGTCATTTATAGCCACAACCCTTAAATAAGAGCTGGAAAGATCTCCGTTCCCACCGGCACCCCAATGTGCACCTGTTAGATTTATAGTAACATCAGATGTAAGCGTGTACACATCAAGGTTGCCTGATGAATCAGGAACTGTAATGTGACCAGGGTTTGATGCGCTTAAGGCTGTACCTTGATTTCCTGTAATTTTAATGCTGTCACTTGAATTAGTTGTGGTAGCACTAATGATTTGAAGGTTGTTGCTCCAACCTGGAGATCTCGCTCCAGCTCGTTCGATAATTCCATTTTGTAAAAGTCCGTTTGCCATGATAATCTCCTAAAATTCCAGTGATGTAGGTGTGAGTTTTCCGTCAGAATCTAAAAAGGCAACTTCCACTCCTTCAGAATCTACCCAGCTCTTTTTATTTACCCCTGCTGCATCGCCAAGCTTTTCAACTAAATTTTCTCCAGCAGGAGCCTCCCAGTCAACTGCCCCGGTTGTTGTTAGTTTGCTTGCTGTTTGCTCGCCACCTGATTGATATTTTATGCCCATTAGGCCTCCTTAAGACTCTCTTGCTGTGTAAGAAATTCTAATTGTATCGGATGTTGTCGCACTTAAAACGTAAATCTTTGAAAGGTCAAAATAATCACCGCTAGTAATGTCTCCACGCTCTGAGGCATTGATAACAAAAATACTCCCAGTGGCCCTTGGTATTCCGTTAGACGAGGTAATATTTTCATCGCCTATATAAACAACCGTTGTGTTGCCAGAAGGAATGTAAAACTCAATCTGACTGGTTATAATTGAACTGGCACTTAGTTGTTGAGCTGTGCCTCCTGCTGCTATAGTTATGACTGATTGTCTAAATCCAATTGGATGTGACATGCTTTCTCCTAGGTTAATTGGTACTCAGTAACATTAAAAAATACAGAAACAGCACTTGTAGGGAAAGTCCTCCAATCAGTGCCATTGATAGAAAAATCAAAATACAGAGTCCCGGAGGTGTCAGAAAAACAAGAAACCCCAACATGTGGAGAATTGTTTAGTTCAGCAACACCGGTAAACGTAGCATCAGCAGCTAAAGGAACTATAGTGTTGTTTCCTGAAAATTCAGTATCTTCGATTTTTTCAGAGTAAGACACCCCCATACATCTCCTAAAACAAAAATAGTGGGCAGGTTTGCCACCTTTACCCACTATCTTTATAAGCTTAAAATTTAAAAAGTTCTATTTGTGGCTACAGTAAAGAGATTCCCCTTTTGGACCCTTCCCTCCACCGTACAGAACCTTCTTGCTAGTTTTTTTCGATGACTTCTTGGACTTTTTAGCTTTTTTACCAAGTCTTGGGAGAGCGTTTACCCCAAGCTGCTTTTGATAATTGCTTTTATAGGCCATTAAGCTACCGTACATCCATTGTTTGAAACAATAGCCCAAGAGCTACCTGTGAAGATCAAAAGAACACTATCGCCAACATCACCAAAAGTAATCGTTGAGCCATTTGTTAAATTTGTAGGTGTCAAGGTTCCGTTACCACCATCTGTTAGCATGGTTATGATCTTCAGTTCTCCGTTTGCTCCATCAGCAAGCGTCAAAGCATCGGCTCCAGTGGTGACTAGCTTTGTGACTAGTTTTTCTGGGTCAACAGCTCCGGCTCCAGTAACTGTTTCAATACCAGAAGCGTTAGTTTTTAACGCCGCTGGTGAAATTCCATTTTGAAAATTTGTTAGTTCGTGAATATCTCGTGACATAAAGTCTCCTTATCCAGTTGTTCCCCAAGCTCCGATGAAATCAGAGTAACCAACATCAAACCGGCATCTAATACGAGTATTTACATCACCGGTCTTCTCATCTTCCCAAGTTTTGGTAGTAGGAGAAACCCGATCATAAAAACGAAGTTGATGTTGGCTTTTCTTAGAAATCGCAAACCAAGCAGTTGTTGAAGTTAAGAAAGGTGAAACAATCAATTTGTAGTTATGTTTTGCAAAAGTATTAATCGCTCTGTTGGCAGTGTCAGGTCGATCTTGAGAGCTTAACAGTTCAGTGGCCGTCTGAGAAACCTCAGGTGGAACAATCACTGTTTCAGGCATAACGTGAACATTGATGTTTCTATGGTTCACTTGTCTCATCATATCGACTTCCATCTCTCGAAGTCCTGCTACTGAGATTGCGATGTCAGTTGATGGTCGGTTTGCATAAGAATGTCCACCGATCATACCGTGAGCTGTGTTAAACAAAGAACCACCATCAGGGCCTGTATCTGTAAAGCCATCGTTGAAGATATTAAAAGCTGTAACCTGTCTTGTTTGATACATTGAAAGGCCTAAAGACCGATAAGTATCTTCAACAAGGTTCAATCGATCATCTTCGATTAGCTCTTCACTAAAAGAAGTGGCGATTGAGTAAGTTACTGGCTGATAAGTTTTATCAAAGCCTTCGATTGGGTCATCAAAAGCAGTTGGTTCACCTTCAGGTTTGCTTGGAGCAGCTTTAATCCCAGCCATTGTGGTTGTTTGCTCGCCCCACGAGTTGGTGTTATACATTTTGAAAATCTCAGGGATATAATCCGGGAGACTCTCATATTCTTCGTAAATTAAAGCGTCCAAGACCGGCAACGCATCTTGCAGCTGCTGGTCTGGAAAATTATTTCTATTAGCCATTAGTTTCTCCTGTTAATTAAGTCCCTGCTGTTCCAGTGTGACTTCCAAGTTGATGATTGTTAATTTTAACGATCAATCGGTTAAATTCTCCGTAAGCATTGCTGACTTCAGGAGACAATTTCAGAACTTTGAAAGGAAGGGTTGCACCTGTTGCGCCCGAACTCTCGTCAATTTCTGCTGTTGAGCGCTTGTTTGTAACGCCTGTACCGATAAAGTTGGCGTTAAGTTGAATACCAGCTACCGCTGTTAAAACTCCTGTGCCGTTATCTGTTTGCGCGACGAATCGCTGACTAGGATCAGACCAAACTTTAATTTTGCCACCAGCATTAGCCGCTTTATATTCAGCAGCAATGCCAATCAAAGCGTCTCCAGCCGCAGCAATATCAACAACACCACCAACTGATTTAACTGGCGTTCCAACACCAATTTTTGTGTTAGCAGCAGCCAAATCAAACTCTTCGACAACAGGTTGACCGCCGCCGTTGTTTGGGTTGTTGTATGGTAAGAAACCAGTTCCATTATCTATATTAGCCATATTTACTCCTGTTCAGTAGGGCCAACTCGTTGAGTCAATGCTCTTCGAGGGCCAAAGTCTGTTTTATCGACAACAACCGAGCCAGCATCGAGGCTTCGAAGACTAGCTCTTGCTCTTCTCCCAGACTCCATTATTAAACGGACCTGAGAGTTGTATTTAATATTTTCTTGCTCTTTGAAGTAATCGGACACTTCTTTCGGTCTTTTGCAGCAGATAGTGTCTTGAAAGACAATCTGCCCTTTTGCACCCTTGCTTTGAAGTGCCTTTGGGCCATCCCAAACTTCTCCGCAAGAATTGTTTTTACATACTGGCTCATAACCATGCATATCTCGGCCACCACCGGCCTCAATATCTGCTTTAGGTCGAAACGAGTAATCAAAATTAGGATCTTTATTAGCGATCATCAAAGGTGAATGTCTTCCTTGAGGTTTCGCGCTTACATTTCTTTGTTTCATTTTTTTCATTAGGTACTCCTATTTTTCGTTAAGTTTGTAATTAAATCAAGTTAAATTATCTTTTTTTCTTAATGTTTTCAAAGTGTTGGGACAATCTTTCTTTACTCAAACCAACTCTCGATGCTAGTTCAATTTGGGCCTCAGTAGGTTTTGAACCGCTGTAGCTAGTGACTTTTTTTGTTTCAAAGCTATCGTTTTTATAATTAAGCTTGTCGTTGTCTCTTTTTGCGATATGCAAAGGGATTTTTTTACCTTCTCTTAGCCATCTATTATCAACGGCGCTTGCGCAATCATATAGCAAATCATTATCTTCTGCGTCTCTTCCGTTTCTACATCGATTTTCAATCTCGGTTTCAACATCTTTAAGGTAGCTGCTGTTAAACTCTTTAGAGAGCTTGTTCATCTCAGGGAACTCCTGAAAAGCCTGTACGTCTCTCTGAGATTTTCTCGTTGTTCCTTCAATCTCGCTTTTGGCAATTTTACGAGATTCGTTTTTGAAATCGTTTTGAAGGTTTTTCATCATCTCTTTAACTTCACTTTTTGTGAGGTATTCAGAGCCATCATCGTCAACTTCATCAAGCCATGAAGTTTTTGACTGCTTAGGCTCTTCTCTTGCATCGAATTTAGTCTCAAATTTATGATCTAAATTGCTCAATCTTTCGTCTTGCTTATCAAAAGCGCTTTTAATATTCTTGTTAATCGCTTCAATTGCGCTGTTGAAATCATTTGATTCGTTTTCTTTATCCATGTTTTCCTCCTTTTTTGGCTTAATTGCCATCCCCTCTATGTGGGTTTTTAAAAGTAGCGATTTTCACGCCGCTTTCAGGTTCATCTTCCTCATCTTCTTTTTTCTCAAACTCTTCATAGGCCTCAATGTAGCCGTTGACATCTTGAAACAAAACATCAATGCCTTTTATCATCGAGACAACTTCAGCTCTTTTTATATTTTCGGCCATCATTTCATCTACAGTTGTATGGTAGTTGAACTTATTAAGCTTACTGATCCACTGGCTGCGAAGCATTTCGACCAGCTTCGCGAGGGTCACCCATTCCTCGCTCTCCATTAGAATCTTCAGATTCCTGCCCATTAGGGCTACCTCTTCCTCCTCCATTTTCCCCTCCTTGTTGTGGCGCGTTTCCGGCCAATGTTTCTCCTACGTTTTGACCGTTCTCACCACTTGGGTTTGGAAGGCCTTTAGGTTGGAGTTGTTCGAACAAAATTAAATGTTTTTTGATTGTCTTGATCATCGCATCATCAACTGATGGTGAATACAAACCTGATTGTTTTGCCTCTAAATAAGCCTGCTCCTGCATAAAATTCTGAAGCATTTGGGCTTTTGATTGATGGTCATCCTGCATAGACATCGGAGGCACCTGCCCTTGCGCACAATACTGAATCTCCTGGTACAAAGTTAAAGGCTTCATGATAAAGTCCGGTTTTTTAATCCCGTAGTTAGAAGGGTCTTTACCATAAGATCTGAGCCATTCATCATAAGCTTTATGAACAGATTCTGGATTGATGATGCCCATTTGATGAGCGATTGTTGGGGCGATTAAAGAGTCTAGTATTATTTTAGCTTCACTTCTTTTTATCTCGTCAGACATGATGGCATCGGCCACGTTAATTTTAACATCAAACCCAGCATTTACAGACAAAGCTTTATTAGCCTCTATCACTTCACTTTGCTTGCTTTTATCTACAAAATCATCAATTGAGGCCCCTAGAACTCTCATTTTAATTGCAGGGCTAATTCTTGAATCTAAGTCTTCAAGGATCATGATCTCCATTTTTTTCCATTGATCTGCGCATTGGTCTACTGTTGGTTTAAACTCTTTATCCATCTGCTGTAGCATGGCTAAAACACCGCTTGTACTTCTTATAGGCCCGACATTATCGGGAACAATTCCTTGAGATAACGAAGACACACTGGCTAGTCTTTCGGCATAATGCCAAAGTCTATCTTCCTCCCCGTTAAGAGCTGTGGCGCTTAGTGGGAAATTCAAGACTTTAAGGTCACTAGTTTCATCAACAGGGATAAATTTTCCTGGAGCAATCCTGATCGGTTGTCTTTTAAGGCTTGAAGAGGATTTGTAAGAGCCGAACGGACATGTTTGCAAAGCCATTGCGTTGTTTCTCATGTTATGGTGCATGTCCATTTCTTCATTTAGTGGGTACATGAACTCAGGAATGCCTCTTGAATAGGCTTGTCTTGGCTTAGAAAAGCAGTCAAATTTAAATATTGGCCTTCTTCCACTCGGAGAGACCCGGTCTAACCAGTTTACTTTTAGTATTTTCTTTGATTCAGATCTTACAACAATGATTTCTTCATCCATTCCATCGTCATCAATGTCATATGTGCAAAAACAATACTGGATTATCCTAATTTCATTGTCGTAATTAGAGTTAATGCTATTGTAACCGGTTAAAATAGATCTTTGCTGTTTAATATTTTGTGATCTTGTGCTTGAAAAAGACCGCCCACCTTCTTCTTTAATTTGTTTTGCTTTTTCGATGTCCCATTCCCCTTGTTTGGAACGCATTTTGATTTCACCAACAGTCATTTCGCTTTCAACTATAATGCAGGTAGGGTGGTCTAGATCGTTAGACTCTGGGATGTCATTTGGAAAGTAAACGTCTTCGAAAGGAACTGAACGCATCCTTGTACATTCATAAGCCGTTACGATTTTTTGAACTTCTTTGTAAGGCTTAACAGAGACTTTAGTGTTAGCCTCTTCTTCTTCAGTCTGTAGCCCGTCAGATGGTATGAGTTTTGCATTTTCTTCCATCTGAGGAGTTAGGTCATCCATCTCCCTTTTCAACTCATTAGGTTCAAGATCCAGCACTTTTCTTTGTTTGCTGATCCAATCCTTCATGCCAACGCCAAATCCAACTGTTACAGTATCGTAGCAAATTTCCCTGGTGAATCCTCTAATGCCTTTATATCCGTTGATATAATCAAACATATACCAATCTCGGAGCTTTCTTGCGATTTCCGCAGCTACTCCATCTGAGCCTTCTCTTGGAGAGAGGGATACCGTGTCGGGAGCAGAGAAGATATTGTATAGTCTGGAGTAGTAAGTTTTAACCATGATTGCGGTTAAAGGCATGTGTAAGTTAGAGCTTGATTCCCACGGACCTTTTCTTACAAAAGTTACAAAGTCATCCCAATTAAACATAAACTTTTGAGATCTGGTGACAAATGGCTCCCTATCTTGTTCCATTGAGGTTTTCTTATGGTCCAGCCAATGATTAAGTTTGGACTCTTGGGCTTCTGTTAATTCAATATCTAGTCTATCAACCCATTGGGCTTGTTTATATTCCATAAATTCCTTAGCATCTTAATGAGCACTTCGGACAAGGGCAGTTTATTAGATGCGGTAATTGTTTGTCTTCTGGCAATGTTTCTAAGTATTCAGCCATCATATCATCTCTAGGACCCTCATCCCACCATATATCTCCTTCAAGATGCTCAAGCTTAACCCCACAAAAAGCGCAAAAACTCCAATCAGCAAAAACTGACATTGAGCACTCTAGGCATTTCTCTCTAACCTCGAACATAAATCGGGCCTATTTCATGAATAGGAGCTTTCCACTCATATTCAGGTTTTTCAACTAAGATATACCTCAAGTTATCTGTCATATCATCCATTGTCTTTTGCGGCTCCTCTGATTTACCACTGCTATTTTTAAGCTTTTTATAAATTTGATGGGTCAACTCTTTATGGGTTCTTACGCAATGATCAAAAACAAAAAGATTATTACTTTGAAACCCTTGGTTAATAGCTACAATGCCACCGGCTTTTAGGTTTCTTTTTTGTGCTAGCTTGGTGTCGACACCTTCTTCATACAGCATTTCTCTACAACTATATTTGCCCCAGCCTTCTTCCTGGGCAGACGTATCAATTAGCCTTTGAACAATGTTATATTGGCTCGATATGTCTTTTATGTACCCAGCCAGTTCTTTTGGCGTGCATTTAACATAAATCTCATTGCAAATATACCGGTTTCCATTTGGGGCTACAGCTAAGAAAAGAACTGCCATTGGCTTGTTTCTATGGGGATCGATCGATAAATACACGGGCCAATGAGAAGGTATGTCAAAAGGGGTGATTCTATGAACGCTCTGATCATATGTCTTAAAAACTCTACCTGACAAGTGGGAGCTCTTGCCGTATCGTCTGGTTTGGATTTCATCCGGGGTCAATTTGTCAAAGAACCGCTTTTTTCCCTCTTCACTAAGAGTGATATTCTCATCTGTAGAACCTTCAAAGACCTCATAATCTGGATTATTGGGGTCCATCCCTTTAGTATAGATCTCTTCATGCAACCAGGGTTCATCAATTAAAGTACAAGTATACCAAAGATGACCTCCACTCTTCATGAGTCCCCGCGATATAGCGATATAGATTTCCCTCCTACTAGGCTCGTCAAGCCAGGCCCAGTCAAGGGTCGTCCCCTCAAAAGTCATATCTTTCTGCTCAGCACTTTTAAAATAACTAACAGAATCACTGCGCCATATTATCTTATAAGGCTTGCCTTGCTTATCATTCTTAATCGCCTTGATGTCTTTAGAGCCAACAACCGATAATAATTTTGGCAGCACATCATTCTCAATGCCTTCTTCTAGTTTTTTAGCGGTTACAATCCATCCAATATTCGGCGTTCTAATCCTTTTATTCGGGTGTTCTCCTAGAGCGTATAAAGCAGATTCAACACTCCCAATATGAGTCTTGCCACCTTGGTTTCCTGAAAACACCCCTCTTACGGGAGCTCTACTCTTGAAGAACTTCTCCTGAAATCCCGGGTTCGGCCTGAAGTCTATCAGCTTCTTCTGGTCCCTTATCTCCTTCTCCTTCAATAAGGAGCGAAGTAGAGCTTCCTTCTCCTGCCGTGTACCCAAGTTCTGCGTTAAGCTGTCGAATTCTTTCATCCAATACCCCATCAGGTTCATTTGAAACTTGTGCGTTTATAGACATTGTTCTATCGACCGCTTTACCTAGAGCCCTATCTAAAATTGTCTCTTGAGCTCTCTGTCTATCAGTTGAGTTCTTAGCGATGAACATTTCAGTTACTTTCCCTATAGCGGCATCTTTAGAAAAATCAGAGAATACATCATTGGCAGACTGACATTTTTGCAACCTAGTCTTTGCCGCCTCAAGCTTCGCCATAGAGTTCTTATGGTTATGGACTTTAGCGTCTAAGCTCTCAGAATCCCCGTCAGAAGCCAGTACAACATCTAATGGGTCTACCTTATTCTCATCAATAGAATCTATCGCTCTGCCTAAATCTCGCATTATTGAACGGTACTCATCCATTTGTTTATTATTGCACACTTTTTAACATCACAAAACAATAAGTTTCACATGAAACATTTCATTACTAAGCATCCTTTATACACAGGGGCTAGTGGGCAGTGTTGCAATGTTCATTGGGAAATCTCAGTTGGGTAAGTATACCCTGTTCCAGATGCACCAATCCACACCCCCCCCCTTCTTTTTCCCCCTATTCAGCCTACCAATAACATCAATGTCGCATAATAGTGTGCTTTCACTGTATATAGAAACATAATTTATTAACAAAATAACAAACTGAACTTAGTGCATGCGCTCAAAAAGCAGCCGTCCACAATAGATACAACGCCCATTTCTAAGCTGCCTGTGCGGCAGTGAACTGTTGCGTATTGCAGCGTGCGTGCGGGTGAAATATCAGTTGGGTAGGCC